CCTTAGTTGCAAAGTTTGTTGCTTTTGTATAGTTAGACATGGTTAAAGTACCTTACCTTGTTTAGCGAATATTGAAAGTTTCTGTAGGCTTAGGCCTGCTCCGTTAATCTCTGCTGTGAAACCAACTTGTAGGATATTACCTGCGCCTGATCCTGAGGATTGTTGTTCATTAATTAAGACTGATCCAGCATACTCAGATAGATCATATTCAGCAACACCATACTCATAGATCAAACCCGACTCTAAAGTGAATGGGAATGAGAAGAATATAGGACTGTATTCATAGCCTATCTTAAGTGAGAAGGCTTGTCCTGTAGCACCTACTGTGGTCGCTGTTAGCTTCTTAACAATCTTATTAGCGTTAGGTAGGCCTAGATCAAAGAAACTACTGTAGTAAGACATTTGATACTGTAAGCCGTTATCCTGATAACCTACGTACTTGCCTATGCCATTAGGCTGCGCGTAGTACAAGTTTAAACCTGAAGCTAGGTAAGCCTTAGGCGTTACAGAGGGCCATACTGTTACTCTAAAGGAGCCATCTTCTAAAGCCTGTCTAGTGTCAAACACAAAGGTCTGTCTAGTGGCGGGGAAGGTTAACAAGTAGAATGAGTTATGTGGTGAGTAGACTGACTTAACCTCAGACAGTACCTCAACCTCTATAGCCTCCATGATATCATCACGTATGTTCTTAGAGATGTTTCTCATAGGCTGAGATTTCTCTTGTACGGTACGATTGAGTGAACGTACACCAGTGTTGCTTAAGAACAAGATGTCCTCTCCAGTGTTCTGTTTGGAGTCCCTAGAGATACATCCGACACCTTCGATAACCTCAACTAGAGTTAAGCTAGTAGTAGTCATAGATGCTTGGAAGTTATTACCGTCACCATAGATGATAATGTTATTCTTACAGAAGATTATTAAGTAGCCGTTGTGTGCACCTAAGGCCACAATCTCATCAGCGCCTTGAGTAAGGACACTAGAGATATCTATAGAGCCTGCTGTGCCCGTAGACCAGTCAGTACCATCTAGTACATCCGTGAACCATACTGTAGTCTTGTTAGCTGTAGTATCTGCTGTCCATAAGCGTCCGTATGCCGATAAGACTGTGTTGGCTGTCTGTGAGCCTGTAGTGTAGCCTGTGTGACCTGCTAGTGTTTCAAAGGTATCAGCACCACCGTCATTAGTATAGATTAAAGGTAAGTAGTCACGTTGGAAGAAGAAAGCATGATCATTGAGTGTAGCCATCTGCCAGTTACCATCGGCTATAGTGTCCGTAGTGGTTGGAGTTAGCGTAGTTAGATCAACAGTACCTTTGTAGAACTTATCAGCAGTCCAAGACATGCGAGTAGTGTCGCCTGTAATCTCTTGGAAGTCTCCCATACCTAATAGATTAATACCTACGTTATCATCAACTACAGTGTCTACAGATAGCGTGTCATATGCCCAACCCTTACGGGCACTTAGGCGACCTTGCTTATCAATGATGCAGTTGTCAGCATGTAGTGCAAAACCTTCAGGTAATGAAAGCCCTGACGCTTGAGTGTTTAGACCGTAGAACGCAGGGGCTGCTATGGAGGCTGCTATTAATGGTTTAGCCATCCTATGGTGCCTCCCAAATTAGTTCCTCAGGGTGCTTACCTGCATCTATAGCAATGGCATCTGATAAGTAACTATTAGCTAGAGCCTTAGCTGAGATAGGTGACATACCACCGTCCTCTCCACGTTCCTCAATAGCCATTGCGTAGGCCAGTGCTTGAACAGGTAAGAAGGGTACATCTATTGTATCTGAATCTGCTATGATGTCGGGTGAGCGTTTGATTACCTTAACAGCTAGTGAGTATACACCATCTGGTACAGGATATAGTTTAATTTCAGTGTCACCATTAGAATCAATACCATTAAACACATAGTACGTAGGTGATCCTTCAGGTGCAGTATTATTGTAAAAAGCATTGTCAAACCAGTGTGTAGACTTGTATGACATAAAGTTATTGCTAGTATCGTTAATTACATCAAGGACTGTAGACTTGTCGCCATGATCAGTCAAGGAGTAAGTGGAGGTTCCATCTACTGTAGTTACTGTAGTGGTCTGTCGTAATGCTGACCAACTCCAAGTGTTCTCTACGGACTCTATAGCGTCATGTACGAATAGGCCCACTAGCTTAGAGTAGCTATTTTCATCAATAGATGCTACCTCACGCTCTCGTAAGCGTATGAGTATGTTATTTACTAATTGTAAGTATGTTTTCATTTGTGTGCCTTGTTTATATAGCTAAGAACTTAAGTGCCGAGGTAAGTCCAAACTGATCAGCAAAGTAGACAACAGCCGCACCACTAGCCATCCACTTCGTCTGCTTGTGCATTAGGGCTATATCGCTCACGGCTTTAGTTAGTTCACCGAGGTCGTTGTTATGCTCTTTGAGTGCTACATCGTGACCATCTACTCGCCACTCCAGTTTGGTTATCGCTTCTTTATTTAATTGTTCCATGTTAATCCTAGGTGCGTGAGGTTGTTAAGGCTAGGCTGTGCGCTTAGGCTTTGGTCTTAGTACACTATCGGCTAAACCACCACCGAAGTAAAATGCTACTATAGTGAGCATAATCCAGTCTATCTGGAACTCTTTTAGTATGTCCTTGATCTGTGTAACGTCTTGTCCCACGAATGTCATTATTATGACTAGGAAATACGTACTTATGTACGTACCGCCAAACATTACTGCAATGTAACGCTGTGCGATCTTGAATGGTGCGTAAGCCTGCATTAAGTCCATTTTGGCCTTAGTCTTAGCCTCGATCATCTCTACATCTGAAGTGTGTAGATCATCTATCAGGTCAATGCCTTTAGCAATCACATCTCCTGATCCAAAGATTGTACTTAATATACCCATTGTTATTCACCATCGTATTGAATTAAGTAAAAAAAAGGGAGCATCCAACGTTAAATTAGAAGCTCCCTTATGGTTAGTAATTAACCGTTAACTGCCATAATGAATCCAGCCTCTGGACGCAATACTTGAGTACCGTACAAACGGTCAGCAGTGTACAAGGTTCCTAAGAACTCTTGCTTGTACTGAGTCTGTGAACGAACACCCTGTTGCTCTGCAAGAACCATAGTGTCCTTGTGACACAACATAGCACCACGGATGATACCACCAGCGGTAGCAGCGTTCTCAGCAGCAGTCTCAAGAGTAGGACAGTTGGTAGATACATAGATATCCACACCGTACAACTCACCGATCTTACCGTTCATAACACCTTGACCATTAACGAAGTCACTAGACACATAACGATCAATGCCCATGATTGCATTACGTAGTGCTGGTGGAACAATCAAAGAACGTCCGTCCATAGGTACGTCAGCATCATCCAACTTCTGGATCATGTCACGTAGGAAGGTATCAGCAAATACGTCAGCAGGGACAACAGTATCGTCTGCATAAGCGGTAGTGCCTGTGGAAACATCGTTGTAGAAAGTACCAGAACCAGTCCATACAGTACCGTTACCGTCACCGAAAGACTTACCAAGGGTGAATAGATCATCGTCTACTTGCTTGCCTAGGGCATAGCCAGCATCACCAGTATAGAACTGACGTAGTGAAGCAAGAGCTTGTACGTTAGTAATATCTTCGATCATACGTGAGTATTCAAAGTGCTTGTTAATAGTAACTGTAACTTCTGACTCAGTAGCGTTCTGAATCGTTACAGCGGTGTTCTCTGCCTTAGCAGTTGCAGTGCCACGGGTAGGAGCAGGGATATGAATTGTATCACCCTTCTTACCTGACATTGAAATCTTCTTAGTTAGTGGTGCTAATACTAATGATTTCTCGTATGCTGCGATAACTTCGTCAGACCAAATCTCGGGGATGAAAGTTGCTGCGTCTGTGTTACCAACCATTCCGCCTGTTGCGGGATATACTGAAGTAGCCATTTTTAATGTCTCTCTATTTAAAGTTTAAGGTTTATTTAACCCGTTTTTCACGATATGCCAATTGGATATCATCAGACAACGCTAGGTAGCGCTCGGGGTCTGTTTTCATTAGTTTAATAATATCAGCGCGTCTGTAGATTTTCTTGGAAGTGCTAGAGTCTGGATTGCCACGTGTGCTACCCATAGACCCCTCTTTGACAGCCTTCTGTCTTCCTTCTTTCTCAGCCTGAAGTGTTTGATTGATAGCGCCAGTACGATCCTTCCATAAGGAAAAAATCTCTTCGGCTGCTTCTACATCAAAGTGCTGGTCTGCTTGAACAAACATGCGTGTACGTATCTTAGAGGCTTGTACCCACTCAGCGAACTTAGGATCATTGATGATCTGTGGTATCTCTGGATGGTTCTCTTTCAGTAGGGCCATTGACGTTTGCTGTTTATAAGCGCGTGAGGACTCTGCTGCTGCTTTAACGGACGGATGATTGTCTATCGCTCGTTCCATTGCTCTTTCAGGATCAGAATAAAAATCTAATTCTTCGTCTTGTGAATCATCATGCTGTTGAGCTTGATTATCACTGAGTTGTGTGTTGATATAGCTATCGACTACATTACGTAAGTCACCTACTTCTGAGCTTTGACGACCTAGGAGCTTCTCAGCCTCTTGGTGCATCCTAACTACATCTTCTAACGACTTACCGCTGTACTTATCAGGGACTGCTTCAGGTGCTGGTGCCTCATTAGGTGTTGCCTCTTGCGAAGGTGCCTCATGTGACTCTACATCTGTAGCCATGTCATCTAAACTATCAAAACGCTCATTACTTAATTCCTCATCGAGGATTACTGCTGCCATATTAAACTCCGTACCTTAGTATTGTGGAGAGATTGAAAATGAAAGCTTCCTAGTATTAGGAGTTGGCTTTCTCTGCTTGTGCCCTTCCTTTCTCATGTTGCTTGGCCCATTTGATAGATGCTCCAGCGAAGTCGCCAGAGAAGGGTTCAAGATAAGAGGTAGGTGAGCAAAGTTGTCTGGTCGCTTCGATACCACAGGTTTTACACAATTGTGTGTCTGGGGAACCTTTGACCAAGTGTTCATTGATATGCCCTAAGGCACATTTGTAGTCATACATTTTAAACATCGTCTAATGACCTTTGGGATTCTTCTTGTCCGAAACGTGTAGTCTCTTCAAGATTGAGGATAGCGCCAATGATGTTCAATTGACCCTTACGGAAGTAAAGATCATTGTTGTCCTTGGCACCTTCGATAGAATCAATATTAGCACTATTGGCCTTTAGATCAGTTATGAATGTTTGCCACCCTTCTGTACGAAAGAGGTCATTCATCTGTCTGAAGTATAGTTCTAGTTCTCGTTCTGTCATGCTTATACCTTATATTAACATATTATGCTTAAAAAGTCAAGTTATTTCTTTACTTTCGCTTCCTTTTGTGTTAAGGAGGCTACTTGAGCTTCTAGGGTACTTATCTTATCCATCATTAGTTTGTAGCTACTATTGACTTGTTCAACTACTTTGTTGAGGTCACGTTGAGATACCATGTTAGTTATTCCTTAGTTAATTTAATTAGCGTTCTTTAAGGCGAACTTGCCCACCTGTTAGACAAGTAATGTTATTGGTGCCATTCAAGTTAGCAACTCTGAACTCCAAGCGGTCGCCCTTAACCATGTCAACAAAGGCCCCGAAAGAGACGTTCTCAGCAAGGTTGGAAGCGTTTAGGGTGACTTCAAAGGAGGGTGACACAGCTGCCCAAGTTGTAGTGGCTGCTGTGTATTTGTAGAGCTTCAAAGATAGGACTTGGTTGTTAGTACCAGAGAAAGAGAAGGCACCAGCCAGCTCAAATGCTGTAGCTATGTCCGAATTGAACTCAATGCCCGCATCCTCAAACAGTATTAACCAAGTAGGTTCGTCAACACTAATAGCACCAGCCATAGAATAGTAAACACCACTTGTGGCTATAACAGTCGCAGTGCTGGTTGTGATAGTGCCAGAGGCCCCGACATAAGTATTTCTAACTCCAGTGCAGTCTCTGTAACGCGCCTTTACCGATGTGTTTGGCATATTAGGAAAGGCAATCGTATCAGGGTCTGCACGTACACCCGACATAGCGAAACCACCATCCAGTGTGATGTTAGCTGGGGCAAAGTCACAGAAGGAACCACCAATGGTACCCAAACCAAGAATGTTGATGTTAGACCTGAAGGAACCACTAATAACTAAGGCAGTACCAGCCCTGAACAAGACACCAGCCATAGGAGCGCCTACGACGATACTGTCTACCATAGCGAAGCCAGACCAGTTACCACTCATGGTTAAACCATCATCACAGCTTATCCACGCCACGTTACGGCCTAAGCCTTGACGATAGCTCTTGACTTCACCTAAAGAAGTGCAGGAGAGGAAGTTAACTGTATTCCACTCAATAGCATTAAAGTTCTCTTGGTTATCCAAGTCAAATACCTCAGATCCTACACCTGAGCACCTTATGTCCATAGATGTTAAGAAGAGGTCGCCTGAGTAGGTAACACCATCCGTAACAAACATTGTGTGGTTAGCTTCTGTACTGATTAAACCTGAGATACCAAAGCCGTGACCAGCTAGGTTAAGACCTGTTGAAGGTACAACAATAGACTGCGTACCTAGGTCTATCTGTCCATCTAAGAAATATAACTTAGTGGAGTCTAGTACGCCTGCTAGGTCAGCAGCTTCTCTAACGTACACAAGAGCCTGAGGGGTGTTTGGGTTGACGTTCACTGTACTACCACTACGGTAATACTGGTCGCCACCCGAGCCACCTTGAAGTACACCAGCGTCTATCTCAGTACCATCAGATAAATTGATAACTAAATGATTATCAAAGTCTATGGTAGCTGAAGTAATTGAGACGCCATCGGTACCTTGGGTGCCATCAGCACCATCGGCACCTCGGACACCTTGCTTACCATCGTGGCCTACACCATCATGGCCTCGGTCACCTTGGTCGCCTTTGATTGAGATACCATCAGCACCATCCTTACCATCTACTCCATGCTTGAGTTGCAGGGCTTTAATCTGCTTCTCAAGTTTGTCATAAACAGCTAGTAATTTAGCGTCTTGGCTTATCATTCAGTAGCCTCGACTCCAGTAGGCGCTAGGCGCTCCATTAAGGCGTTCTCAGCAACGTTTGGCGCAGAGCCTTGCGTAGCTATTCGTTCTTTTAACTGCACCTCACGCTCCTTTAGCATGCCTTCAGAGACGCGCAGTCTACGTTCAAACTCCTTGTCATCTTCAGTGCCAGCCTGTAGGTTAGTTGTGACAGCTTTCATATGAGCTATCTCAAGTTCCTTAGATACTGCCAGAGCTTCCTCATGCAACTTATGTGCGCGCATCTTAGACTCATTAGCTTGTTCATTAAGTGCAGCAGTCTGTGAGGCTTTAAAGGCCAACTCAGCTTGTTGAGCTTCTTGTTGAGCTTGTTGAGCTTCAGGGTTAGGTTGTGATGCCTTATCTATAAGAGCAATCAATTCTTCACGGTTAGATACATTCATATTATCTACGATAGACTTAAGCATTGCTGGATAGTAAGGAGTGTCCTTGCCCATAGTCTGTAGTAGTTGTACAAGTTGACTAACTTCATATTCTCTGGCAACAATACCTAGAGTGGATGTAGCATTGAACTTATAGTCTGATACAGGGTAAAGGTCAGGAGCAAACTGCATGTAACGCCATGCTGCTTTAGATACGAAAGGTATCAGGAATGACTCTTGGAAGTTAATCAATGTACGCTTGTGACGCTTAATGATTGCACCTAAGGACATTGAGATACCAGCGGCAGTAGCTTCACCGTTGATCTGACCACCAACACCTGAGGAATCAGCAGCACCAGTGGATTGCTGTACCATTGTCTGTAGAGCCTGTGCTTGAGCAAAGGTTATCTGTGAGACATTACCAAAGTTGAATGGATTAATGATTTCCCGTGGGTCGCCATTAGTAAGTAGTAGCTTACCAGCGCGTATCTCTGGCTTAGTGCCTCTAGGGATGCGTGTAGCGTCCATAGCGAGCATAGGGTGTACTGTGAGTGCTAGAGCGTCTATACGTGCCCTTAGCTCCGCATCTAAAGCCTTCTGGCTATTGTAGCCCTTCTCACATACGCCACGACCATAGAAGCGACTAGGAACTACATCCCAAGGGAATGCAACTACTGGACGATCTTTCATCATAAACGGACTAGGTTCAGCTTTGAGGATAGTACCTTTGTTAGCTATTACTACACATGCTTCAACGTAGTAGCTATCCTTATCTTCTGAACTGATCATATCAGGATCATCCATCTCATCTTCTAGGAGATGTCTAGGAACTAAACCATAATACTTAGTCAGGCGTGTCTTATCATCTTGATAGACAGTTAGGTCTTGATCAGCCTCTAATTCAAACTCATCATTAGCTGTACCTATGTAGCCTTCACGATAGACACCAGACTCTTGTAATTGTTCAACGATATGTGAACCAACAAACTCATCTATAGCAACACCGAGGGCTTCCTCAATATTAGCTGCTGTAGGGTCGATACGAAAGTTCTGAGGAAGGATAGGACGTAAGCGTACAATAGTACGGTTTGTTACGTTAACTCCTACAGCCTCCATAGCACCGTCCATGACAGGCTCAGTAGCTGGCTTCATTTCTTTAATTTCTTCTAGGACTACTTCACCTATGCCATTACCAAAGACTGCTGAGTTAATCAAACACTCACTAATGTCCCTGCGTATCTTAGCGATAGCGAAGTCCTCATGGAGCTTGTTACGTAAGAAGCCAATGTCCTCAGTCTCTGTGTCGCCCATGTTATCTTTAATATCAAAGAAGTTACCACGACCAAAGGTGGCCTCTTCTATCTCAGCTACGTTAGACTCTACGGCCTGCTGTAGTGCTGGTGCAATGATCTGTGAACGCTCTGCTTGCCTAGTCTTATCTTCAGCAGCCCATTGTCCACGCCAGAGGCGATAGTATTCTTGGTGCTTCTTTGCATAATTCTGTTCGTAATAATCAGCCCAGTCATCTACCTTAGTCATAACCCAGTCTTGTAGGTTCTGTTCGATGATGATAGGGTCTGTGCTTTCGTTGTTGTCTGCCATTCTCATAAGTTAGTATCCGCTAATGCTATCTAGGGTTAAGTGGTCATCCCACTCTTCAAAGTTACCCACATAGCTTACCTTGGCTAGTTGATCTATATAGGCTAAAGAGTCTATTAAATCGTCATGGGTTAGAGGGTCAGGGAATTGAAAAAGTTGATCTAGGAAGACTGAGTGCCATTCCTTCTTTTTAGTATTTAAAGTGATACGGCCATGTTCAAAGCGTCCTTGGAGTGCCCACATGATTCTATCGGTCTTCTTTTGATTACCATGCGTCAACTCTTCTACACGGAAGTAAGTATTCTGTCTCTTCATTCGATCCATGAGTGGAGACATTACTGCTTGTTTAGATATACCTTTCTCGATACCTATGCTTAAAGGTTTATACGTTTTGACAACATCAAAGATTTTATTAGCTGTCTCATCCAGAGTCCAGCGACCATATACGATATCCTCAACAAACCAACCTTCTTCTGACACCCATACAATGGATATAGCT